CAAGTGGAATGCAAATTTCAGATGTTTAATAAAAATAACAATATTTAAAAAAGGGAGTCTTAAAGGCTCTCTTTTTTTTATTTATGTAATATTTATTGTTATATAATTTAGATTAATAATATGAGTAAGAAAAATAATCCAATTAAAGAACTTACTGCAATGTTGGCTGAAAATAAAATGAAGCTAAAGAGAAAACCATTGTTAGAGGGGTATTTGTCTGAGGAAGATTTTGATGAACCAATGATTTCACAAGGAGAAGAAGATTATAGCATGGAGAGCGGAGAAGGAGATGCTATGGCAATGGAAAAGGGTATTCTTCCAATTAAGAATGAAATTGATAGTATTCGCCAAATTGCACTTAAGACAATTGCTCGTTTAGCAGAAGACCCAACATCAGAATCTTATCAGATGATGAAAAAGATTTGGATGATGTGTGATAAAGCTATTGAGTCAGCACTTCAAACAGACGATAATAACAATACAAGATAATATTTTACGTAAAATAATAAATAATTTAGAATAATATGTCAGACTTACTTATTAAGGCTCCTATTGAATATGAGCCACTTAGAAAAAACAGATTCTTATTGCGTTTCCCTTCTGACTTGGGAATACAAGAGTGGTGGGTTTCGAACGCAGCAAGACCAACAATCACGATGGGCGAGACTGAGATTCAGTTCCTTAATACCTCCACTTGGGTAGTTGGCCGTTACATTTGGGAACAAATTAGTGTTACACTCCGAGATCCAATCGGGCCTTCCGCTTCTCAGGCAGTAATGGAATGGATTCGTCTTGCCTCTGAGTCGGTAACAGGTCGTCAAGGTTATGCTGTTGCATATAAGAGAGACCTTGTTCTTGAGATGCTTGACCCAACGGGTACTGCTGTTTCACAGTGGATCATCAAGAACGCTATGCCAGTGACGGCAAACTTCGGAGATTTAGCGTATGACGATGATGGTTTATCTACAATTGAACTCACAATTCGTCCGGATTATTGTATCCTAAGTTTCTAATTTTCAAGTAGTTACGAAAAAGTTGTGGCACTAACATTAATTTGTTGGTGCTTTTTATTTGTTATTTTTGTTATTTTTGGGTATAATTATTATAGACAATGTGTTGGATACGGATACAACCCATTTATTAAATAATAAGTAAATCATTGTTAATAACCCAAATATAAATTATGATGAATATAATTAATAGATTTAAAGAGGTTCATGGTGACAAGTATGATTACAGAAATGTCATTTACACAAAAATGATTAATAAAGTAGAAATCATATGTCATGAACATGGAAGTTTTTATCAAGCCCCACATGACCATCTTAAAGGTCAAGGATGTCCTGAATGTGCAAAAATTAGTAGAGCAAAAAAAAGGACAAATACAACTGATAATTTTATAAAGAGAGCAAAAGAGTATCATGGAGAAAAATACAACTATTCTAAAACTGAATATGTAAATAATCGTACAAAAGTTTGTATCATTTGTCCTGAGCATGGTGAATTTTGGCAAACACCAAATGGCCATTTAAATGGGAGGGGTTGTCCTGAATGTGCAAAAGAGAGGAATCGTAAAAAAATGGCGACTCCTAATGATGTATTTATTGAAAGATGTAAAGAAATTTATGGCGAGAAATATGATTATTCAAAAGTGGAATATGTGAATAATCACACAAAGGTTTGTATTATTTGTCCTGAGCATGGTGAATTTTGGCAAATACCATCCTCACATTTACAAGGGAAAGGATGTCCTAAATGTGGGGTAATAATGAGCAGTTTAAAAAAGAATGAAAGGGCGAATAAAGAGTTTAATGATAAGGCAAGAAAAGTTCATGGTGATAAATATGATTATTCTCATTGTGAATATATTGATTGTTTTACACCAATAAAGATAAAATGCCCAATTCATGGTTTTTTTAGTCAAGCTCCTACTTATCATCTTAGTGGTTTTGGGTGTCCAAAATGTGGAATTGAAACTGTAAAGAACAAACTTAGTTCAAATAATGATGATTTTATTGCTAAATGTAAAGAAGTACATGGAGAAAAATACAACTACTCTAAAATCGAATATGTAAATAAGCGTACAAAAGTTTGTATCATTTGTCCTGAACATGGGGAATTTTGGCAAAGACCCGATAATCATTTGGGTGGACATGGTTGTCCAAAATGTTCTAAAACCACTTCCAAAGTGGAAGATGAGATTGCTGATATTATTAAACCGTTGGAGTATGAACAAAATAATCGTTCAATACTTAATGGAAAAGAAATTGACATTTATATTCCGTCATTAAAACTTGGTATTGAATATAATGGTCTTAGATGGCACTCAGAACAATTTGGTAAAGATAGGAATATCATATTGACAAACTGAATGAATGTAATAAGAAGGGCATTAAACTGATTCAAATATTCGAAGATGAGTGGATTAATAGAAAGGATATTGTTATTAGTAAAATAAAGCATATTGCCAATATTGACACTAATAAAAAGAAAATCTTTGCTCGTAAGTGTAATGTAAAAGAAGTCAATAAAGACGAAGCAAAGGATTTTCTAAATAAAAACCATATCCAAGGATATGTTGGTGCAAGTGTATATTTAGGCTTGTTTTATGAAAATGAACTAATCGGTTTGATTGGTTTTAAGAAGGAAAAGGATGGTTATTGGGATTTGAATCGCTTTGCTACGGATAATAACTATAATTGCGTTGGTGCAGGTGGAAAACTCTTTAAACATTTCATAAAGAATTATGATTTCAAGGAAATTAAATCATTTGCGGATAGAAGGTGGACAACAAATCCAACAGACAACCTATACACCAAACTTGGATTTGAGTGCGTAGGATTTTTAAGTCCTGATTATAGATATTTCATTGATGGTGATATTGAAAGGCATCATAAATTTGGATTCCGTAAGCAAATTCTCCATAAGAAATATGGATTACCACTTACAATGACTGAGAATGAAATGGCCAAGAAATTGGGGTTCTATAAAATTTGGGATTGCGGCCTGATAAAGTATGTATATAAGAATGAAGCTAAGATTGATTAAATTCAGTCTTGGCTTTTTTTTATAATTCATTAATAAATCTAATTATAATATAGATGAGAATAATGAACACATAAATGAAACAACCTAAGAGAAAGATAACACCTAAGAAAAAGAAGGTGAAAAAACCAATTAAAGTTGTTAAAAAGACTAATAGTGAAGTAAAGAAAGAGAAGCCTAAATATGGCACTTCCAAGTTAGAAAAGGATTTTGCACATCTGTTTTTAGACAAATATGGTATAAAGTATATTTATGAATACGAGGCAAAAGACATAAAGAGATTCTATGATTTTGCTATTATAACTACAAAAGCTAAGTATATAACAGAAGATAAAGAAGGTCTTGATAGTGTTGTGCAAGGAATACAACACACACCAATAGATTTTTTAATTGAAATTGATGGTACATTTTTTCATTCAGATCCTCGTTTTACAGATGAAAACAAATTGACTATTACTCAAAAGCACAACAAAAAAGTTGATGAGATAAAAAATAAATGGGCTGAGTTGCATGGCATACCATTATTGAGATTTTGGGAATATGATATTAGAAATAACCCTAAGAAAGTTCTTGAAGAGTTAAGAAAATATGTTTTTATTCCTAAAATTGTAGAAACAAAGAAGAAAAAGGTAATGAAATTGAAATAAAAACTATTTTTAATTATTTTTATAACATATAAAATATATTAAGTAATGAATGTTCAGATTTTTATACCTTATGCTAATGGAGATTGTAGCAACGGATTCAAATATGATAAACCAATTACCAGACAAGAGTTTGTAAAGCAACAAACGACTGAATGGAAGGAAAGGAGAGTTGGTGTACATGAGATGGTCACAAATCCTGAAACTGAGAAGTTAGGTTATAATATTGCAATAAATCCTTGGCAGAAGAGACATTTTGATTATGTACAACAGACGTATTCTTTTCATCAATGTGGGGCATTACTATATGATATGAATGAGCAAGAATTAACCCTTCAATCGTTAGATGAAATTTATAGGAAGAATGCGAAGGAAAATGAGCCTTTTATGATTTATGTGTATTTGAACCCTAAACAAATGAGGGCAAATATTGATTTAGTTACGGATTTCAATCAGTGGGCGCATGAATCAATGAAGTTGTGGGGTTTAATTGATGACCCTGATTATGAAGATGTGTTTGATGAGGAGGAAGTTCTTAAACACTTACCACAAAAAGATTTCAAAATTAAGATTAAAGAGGATAATTCTACTGCTGTTTTGAAGAAATGTCGTTTTATTCAACCTATGGATGAACTTTATTCTTTTGTGTTACTCGTTGACCAAATTAAGTTTGTTAAAGAATAAATAAATATAAAAAATAAAGAGTATGAATGAAGAAATTATTGACCCAAAGATTGAGGTTGAAAAACTTAATGAGTGTTTAATGTTCCATAATCGAAGCTTTATGGTGGAAATTATTGATAATAGTGGGTTAGTTACTATTTATCCGCATATGATTAATAATTTTTCAATTGATGATGAGAACATTTTTATTACAGTCTATGATATGTTAAATAATAATAGTATTATTGAAGAAACATTAGATGAATGGTCTAAAGGATTTTGGATTTTTAAGAAGCAGCTTAATGTTATATTGTATCGTTTAGATTCCGTTAATAATGAAGTGTATAAGGTTGTTTACAGTGGGTGTAAATTGAAAAAATATCATGGAAAGAATTTTACTTATAAGTCAAATGATATTCATCAATGGTATTTGGAAATGAGTTTTAAGAAAAAGAAAATTATAAAGAATAAAACTTATTTTAGTGAAAATCAAGTTAAGAATACTGATGAAGAAAAGCGATTTGTAAATGACCAATTAATTAAAAATTATGAATTAAAAGTCCTTAAAAATTCAAATAAGATGTTAGATGATGCAGTTAAAACTGTTAAGATAACTAATAAGATAAATAAACGTGATAAGAAGAAGGTTATTGAACAGATAGATGACGCTAAAACTGAAAATAATGAGCTTGCAAATAAATACTATGGAAAGTCATTAAAGGATTTTGATCTTAGTAAGATAGAAAATATGATTGAGAAACAAATTGCTGACTTAGAAGGTGAAATTAATAAATAAAAACATATAGATAAATGGCAACAATTGATAGAAATAAAAAGCTTTCAGAAATTAAGTCTTCAATAGAATTGTTGGAAGAGTGTAAACAAAAGGTTTTCGACAACAAGAAGTTGGATGAGAAAACAAAGGAGGACAGAGCTTCACAAATTGATGAGGCAATTAAGGAGAATTATGAAAAGGCTCGTTTACAATATCAAGCAACTAAAAGAGAGGTTGATAGTATGGTTTATAACGAGGTTAGTGAAGAGTATAAGGCTAAGTACGAAGAAAGACTAAAGGCTAAGGGTCTTACAGATGAACAATTACATCAAAAGGAACAAGCGGTGGCAATTGTAGCAACAGGGGAAGGTGTACCAATTCGTAAGAGACACCGTAAGACAAAGAGAACTGAACAGAGAGAGGATGAAAATGGATTTGACCCAACAGACATTAAGAGAGTTGATAATGAGGAGGAGTTAATGAAGAAGTCTCTTGCAAAAGATAAGAAAGATTTAGAAAGACGTAGACATCGTTCTACTGATACAATGTCTGATAAACCCAAGAATCCAACCACTGAAGAGGCAATCGGAACTGTTATTGAAGTTAAGAAGATTAAGCCAAGAGAAGAAGCAACAACCTCTGTAACTATAACAGGAGAGACACCTAAGATTAGTAGAGATAATCAGAGGGTTATGGTAAAGAATGGTGAAGAAAATAATGATTATTCTTTTGACCCATCAACAATTCCAAGTCATATTCAATATGACATTCTCCCATTACCTTCAAATGGTGAATGTTATCCTCACAAAAAGAATCGTATTCCCGTAGCATATTTAACGGCAGCCGATGAGAATATTATTGCGTCTCCAAATATGTATCGTGATGGTAAAATTATTGATACAATACTTGAACGTAAGATTTTAGATAAAGATATTAAAGTTGATGAATTATGTAAGGGAGACCGTGATGCAATTGTGCTTTGGCTTCGTGCAACAGGTTATGGAACTGACTTCCCAATTATTGCAAGGCATCCTGAGACAGAAAAACAATACCCAATCAATGTAAAGTTGGATACGTTTAAGTATTATCCATTTAATCTTAAGGGTGATGAAAATGGTTATTTTGACTATGTTACCGAAAGTGGCGATGTTATCAAATTTAAGTATCTGAACATTAAAGAAGAAAACGAAGTTCGTGATGAGATTGTATCAAGAACAACTGATTATGAGAAATTCATGGCAATTAAATATGTGAAGAATCTTCAAGATAGTATTAATCGTATGACGATTAATGATGCTGATAGGAGTGAATTGGGTGATTGTCTTGCTGATATTAATGATATTCTTAATACAAATGATTTGGAATTTAATTCAGATAATCTCTATACATTTAGTATAACAAATCAAATGGTTAAATATACTGAATCAGTTAATGGAAATTGTGATAAGGAATTTATCAAAAATTATATCGAAAATATGAGGGCTAAGGATGCATTTGCTTACAGAACATTTGTAAATGATAATACTCCTGGTGTTAACATGAAAATAACTGTTAATGTACCACAAAGTGACGGGGGGGGCACTTTTGATACCTTTCTTGGAATCGACGATTATGTTTTCGGTAATATATGATAATTACGAAAAAAACCTTAAACAAGAATTATGGATGTGTCATAAAAATATGGATTTAACGATGGACGAAATTTATGAAATGACCATTAGAGACAGAAAGTTCTATATTCAAACACATAATAAGGCTGTCGAAAGAGAGGTTGAACAAATGAAGGCAAGTAGTCGGAAGAAATAGGAATATTGGGCGGGTGTGTTTTTTCACTTGCCCATTATTTATTTTTATAAAGAAAAAGTTAATAAAAAATGGCAATAGTAACAACGAAGGCAAATACAATTACAGGCTCTGCGACGAATACTTTAGGCACTTTAGGTAGAAGTGTCTTTAATAGTACGGTTGGCACATTTGCTGATCAGAGGACAATGGATGAGTTGTACAAAGTTGCTGATAAGCTCAACGCATCTATTGAAACCGTAGACAAGAAGATTGACTATGAAGCCTTAAACGGTAGAAATAAGGCTGATAGTTTGTATTCAGTGTTGGTTGGGTTGGATATAAAGAGTTCAAGTGACTTTATGAACAAGAATAGGGAGTTCATGAAGAGATTGATGCGTCTTAACAAACAAGAGAAAGACATAACATTAAATGCTTTGGGTGTTGATGTTACAGGGGATAGTAATACCGTAACTAATGAACATGTTAGACACTATAAGCATGTTGGTGATAATGACTATTATGAGGGTTATGCAAAAACAATAAGACAAAATCAGCTTATTGGAGATGAAACTACATCAATGCAACTTGAATCTTCTAATCATTTTAATTATTCAGGTTTGCATAATGATTTATATTCAGTAACACAAAATTTATACCCTGATGATGAGAATAGTGGTACATTTGCTAATAAGTGGATAGTTGAAAATAGAAATAGTTTGATGTATAAAACAAAGAAACTATTTAATTCAAAAAAAATTAAGACTATAATTTCAAGATTCCACACTGACCCTAATACAATTCCATCACCACTTGATAATGCAAAATCTAAGTATGGTCTTTCACATGGTAGAAATCTTTTGACAAAAGAGGCTGAAAAAGGATATAATAGTAGTTATCGTAGTGGTTATGATGACCCTTATTGTCGTGTGTGGACGCATCATCATCAATATGATAGATATTATAAAACAATTCGACCCTTTTCTACTGTTGATAGTCAAGGTAATTATGAGGGTAGAATTTCTGTAGAAGATTTTCACCAATGGGGTCAATTTTCTGATGATAAAGATAGTACCACAAGAAATCAATGGGGTTGGAAGAAAGAATCCAATACAGGTTGGCAAAATTCAGTTCTTCAAGATAATGGTATGGTGAATATAACACCAAAATACAAAAGTGGTGGAGCAACTAACATTCATACCAAACAATGTATGTTTTCAATTGAGAATCTTGCTTGGAGAGGATATGACCCATATAGCTTTGAACAGGCATTATCTTGGGAACAGCGTGGCCCGTTGGGTGGTCGTATTATGTGGTTTCCTCCTTATGGAATTAAATTTAATGAAACTACCACAACACAATGGAATAGTAATACGTTTTTAGGACGAGGTGAAGATGTTTATACATACACTAATACAACAAGAACGGGTACACTATCATTTATGTTAGTTGTTGACCACCCTTCTATTCTTGATTATGTGTCGTGGAGTAATGAAAATCGTCATCAAGTAAGTGATACAGACATTTTAAGATTCCTTGCAGGATGTGGGGAGGGTGATGGTGGTGGCCCTGGTGGTGCGGGTGGTTTAAGAGGTTTAGCAAAACCAACACCATTAACCGATGAGTACACACAAGGACATGATCACGTTAAACAACCAGAAGAAAAGCCAAAATTAGACCAACCAACACCTGAAGAGGAGAAACCGGGTGAAAAACAAATTTGTTTTTATGTTTTTTATCCAAATAACTATAGTGGTACTTATGACAATAAATGGTCTGAAGGCTCATTTGATGGAAGACGTTTTGATGCCACGTCTAAAGTAGAGGCAATTCCGTATTTGATTACAGGTAAAGGTGCACAAAAATCTAATGGTGCAATTGGAGAGGCATTTGGGTATGACATAGAGTTGAATGAAGACACTACTGATACAACTCATATGGGGAATGGATATGAAATGAAGAAAGGTGGATTAGGAAAAGAAGCAAATAATTATATTTCAGGTACTAACCGTTTTCAGAACCAGATGGGAAAGGAAGGTAGACGTTATTGGACAGGCTTGGGAAAAAAAGGACAACCAAGAAGTCAAAAATATACAACAGGTTTAAAAAAACCAAAAAATTGTAAGAAATGGTATTATAGAATTGATGGTAGATACGTTTTGCCAAAAAGCATTGATGAAGAAAAGTATAATTATTATAATCAAACTTTATTAACTCCTGATTCATATGTTGATGGAACAGATTTTGGTTTAAACAATGACATTAAGGTTGTTTATGATAATTTTAAAGACCAAATTGAAGAAGATTCTGAGAATCAAGGATTTTATAAATTAAAGGGTGAAGACGATAGTTATGTTTTTACACTTGCGGAAATTGCTTATGTACTTTACGGGGGTTTTGGCGGTAAGGATGGTAAATCTAAGGTAATGGCAGAAAGGTGCAACATAAATGGAGATAACAACTCACGTATTGATAAATTAAAGGAGTTACTTGAAATTGGTTCAAAGAGTGATCTTAGTTCTGTTGTCGGTGAAGGTTATGCAAGTGCACATGGATATGTTGAGACAAATAAAGTGTTGGGTATGAACCGAGCAAGAACTGCAGTATTTTGGGTCAAACACTTACTAAATGACCATTATGGGTTTTCTGTAAATGGTGGTGCGAAAGCAATAGAAGATAGTATTGGCAAAAAAGATGTGGACGATAAAGTTATGAAAGGTCAAGAATGGATTATTGCTTCTGGTAATGGTGAGGATAAAATTAATGCAAAAAAATGGAGATATGCAAGGGTTATAATTAAGTTTACAAGTAGTGGTAAGGTTAAGGCTTCTGAGGCAAATAATACAGGTGTTACACCAACGGAGACTAAAGCCAATACAGAAGATGATAATAAAAATCTTGCAAACAATAAGGGTGGAAAAACATCTATTGGCTTTAATCCAACTAATGAAAAATATACCGATAAGGACGGAAAGCAATACCCAATATTTGAGGATACTGATAAACGTAAGAAGTGGTATTTGAAAGATGGTGAATATATTTCACTTTCATATATGAATGAAGAAGATAATACACCTGTTGCAAGATATGGTAATGGAAAAACAGATGAAAACCGTTTAAGATATGACCAAGAATATCATTTCTTTAAGGTTTTAGAACAAACAGACCCATTTGTTTATGGTAGTTTGATGGATAAATTACAATATTTTGACCCTGCTTTCCATTCAATGACACCTGAAGGATTTAATGGCCGTTTAACTTTCTTGCAACAATGTATGCGACAAGGTAATACAGTAAGTGCATCAGATGGTAAATTTGCAAAGAGTGCAAATAACCTTGCTTTCGGGCGTGCACCATATTGTGTGTTAAGATTAGGTGACTTCTATAATCAAATGATTGTAATCGATAGCTTAGATATTGATTATGACCCGTTAGTTTGGGATTTAAATGTTGAAGGTGCAGGTGTTCAACCATTGATTGCTAATGTAAGAATTGGTTTTAAATTTGTTGGTGGTGGTGATATGACAGGTCCTGTAAGAAGATTACAGAACGCAATGTCGTTTAACTATTACGCAAATGCTCGTCTTTATGATAACCGTGCAGATAGAATTGAGAGAAATTGGTCAGATAAGACAAATGGTGCAATACAACATGATGAGATACTTGACAATGAAAATAGAAGTGATGACTTTAAGAAAACTTACCAAAATGGTAAGACAGTTTCACAATTCTATACAACACAGATGTATGAATAATGAAAAATAACTTTTAATAATAATGGCAAGAATAAAATATTTTGATAGATACCAAAGATTAAGGGGTGGTGGGAACTTTAGAATGATACCTTTAATAAACTTGAAGAAATATAATACAGATTTGTATATTACATTTGATAAAACAAAGATGCGTTTAGATAATATTAGTTACAAGTATTATAGTTCTCCTGATTATGCTTGGTTGATTATGTTGGCTAACCCACATTTAGGGAGTTTAGAGTATTTAATCCCTGATGGTGTACGTATGAGGATTCCATACCCACTTGATACTGCACTAAGTCGGTACGAAATTGAAGTTAATACTTTTTTAGAAACCACACCATAATAATGATAAGGCTTCCTGTTTTGGAAGTCTTATGTTTTTGTGGTATAATATAAACGATGTAAAATATAAAAGTTATGGAAGAAGTTTTAGCGAATATTATTACGAGTTCAAATAAATTGAATTTTGATTTACCAATTAATAAGTGCCGAGATATAAGTTGTCGAGATGAAAAATTACCTACACTCATTATTGGGTATGATTTGGCAAAGAAATACATTAAAGGTTTCAACATTTTGAAGAAACA